TGTTCGTGTTGATTATATTATTCGTTCTAACAATTTAACGAACATTTAGTATGCCTGCTCCTGTTGTCGCTCCCGCCTCTTTTGGTCAGGCTCTTGGTCAGTCGGCTGCTTCTTCCGGTGCTACGGGTTTGATCTCCGGCGCCCTCGGTCAGCTTTTCGGAGGTATGAACGCCCGCCGGCAATGGAAATTTCAGCAAAAACAAATGGCTCTTCAGCAGAGGTACGCTTTAGAGCAGATGCAAAAACAATCTGAACTTTCCTATTCTAACTGGCAAAAACAGTTCGATTATGAGAATGCCTACAATGACCCTACAAAGGTTTTCGATCGTTATTTGAAGGCTGGCGTAACTCCTGCTGCTGTTTTAGGTTCTTCTGGTGTTGGTGTAAACGCTACTATGTCAGGTGGTTCCGCGTCTACGCCCGCTGCTTCTGGACCTTCGGGCGGCTCCCCGATCGCTCCCGGTGGCTTCGCTCCGGGCGACCCTTCTGCTATCGCGCAAAATATGGTTGCACAATCTACGGTTGATCGTAATACTGCCGCCGCTGATCGAGATGAGGCAGAAGCTGATAATCTTCGAGGTAATACTCACACTCAAGACTGGCGAGAGCAAATGGATCGACTTGAGTTGCAGATTGCCGAGCACAATGTTAAGGACGCTCGTGAGCTTGCCAATCTTCGCGAGGCGCAGGCGCAAATTGTGGCGATCGACGCTTATCTAGCCAACATTACGCAAGGTTATAAGTTGTCTTCCATTATGGCTATGGCCGGTATTCTAGAAGAGAAGTATCTAAACCTTCGCAAAACCAATGATTGGTTCGAACCCGAAGCCGGCGCGTCACTTGCTGTCGCCTGGAGTTCTGCTCTTGCTCACCTTTCGGCAGCCGCTGAATCAGAGTCTCGTATTGAACTTAACGCTCAGCAACTCAAGGATTTGCAGAAGTGGTACGAGCTGAACTGGGAAAAGGAAGTTCCCGTACAGATTCGCAATGATAAAGGCGAAGTTGTTGAGACGAGGGTAATGAAAGTGGCCGAAACTTTGGCTATTCTAAAGGCTTCTGCTGCTGAAACTGCTCAACTTGAAACTGGCAATGTTCGTTGGGATTTGCGGAATTCGAAAAACCGCCTTGGTTATGACATTCTTCGATCTTTCGCTACTGCTGCAGGTATCGCCGGCGCCTCCTATGTTGGCCGTAAGGCGGCAGGCCCCGCCGGCCCGGAAGGTTATGATGAAATGAAAGAGTTTTACGGTCCTGACGGTGATCAGATTGGCGCCACACATACTCGTCGCAGTATGTTTAGGCGAAATTAGACAACTTTTTCGACTTTTTGAACTTTGCATTTTGGGCCCTGCGTTGTACGTTTGCATCGTAACCAATAACCACATTATTATGAAAAAGAACAAAGATTCAAGTATTAGTGAATTGCCGGTCGATTTCGTAGAGCACCTGTTTATCGAGTGGCTTTGTCGTCGAGGGGTGTTTTCCGCCTTTAAGTCGAATTACAGCTTGACTAAGGATGTTGTTATCTCATTTCGGGATTCGCTTCGCTGCCAAATTCGTATTCTGCTTCTCGCGTCTAGTCTCGGTATAAGCGATCTTATTACTAGCAGTTTTGTATTTAACAGAACGCCTGAAGGCCTCGACTTTTGGTCCGGCATTTCTTCCGACTGGCGTCGTTTTTGTATTAATCTTCGAAAGGAATTTTAAATTATGTTGTTATGACACAGATTCATGTTGTTCTTCGCCGTGTAAATCCGGCTCTTGACATTGACCTCGTCCAGGTCGGCTGTATTAAGGATGGCCAGTTTTCGCAGCTGCCTCTTGATATTCTTTCGGACACTCCTGTTTTTGATTATTTCTTGACTTCGGATATTTCGAAATCACCCTACGTCAAGCACCAGTCAGTCGCCGGCTTCGTGGCGACCCTGGCTTCTTACCCGAAGTTCTCGGTTGAGTTTTTCGACAACACACTTGTTCTTATGTTTGATTTTAATATCGATCGCAATGAAAGCCCGTCGGAAGAAGAAAGGAAAGGGAACTAGAGTAGTAACCCGTCCGCTTGGTGGAAAAGTTCTTTAAATTAATCGAACCCCAGGGGACAGCCGAAGGCTGTGGCCACCGCGAAGCGGTAAGGTACCCCCCTGCGGGTTCTTCCATTTAACCCGTATATACTTTTTTTATGGATTATTTTGATTTTCGCCCTCGTTTTTCCCCTGTAATTAACAATATTTCCTACCGTTTCTCTGTTGCGGCGTATCGCGGTAAGAAGCGCGTTATTATTGCTTGGTTCTCCGATGAAGAGCCTGCAAATGATTATCTTATTCGCTGCCGTCTTGATCATCCTAGTATCAAATTTGATATCCTACGAAGCTTTTTCTAATGGCCTGCTCATCTCCCATATGGATACGTAATCGTCGCTATTTCGACAAAAAGAACCCTTGCCGAGATGGTTCCGATGTTGCTAAGTCGGCCTTAGCTCTCCGCCCTTGGGACATCGCTCGTCAATGGCTTATGGTTCCGTGCGGTAAATGCGAGGACTGTCTGCGCCGCCAGCGCAATGATTGGTTTGTTCGCTTAGAGCGGGAGCTAGCCAGTTGTAAGGCTAATGGCCAGCAGGCTATTTTTATCACTATAACTATTGCTCCGCAGTATTATAACGAAGCGTTACTCGATCCTTCTCGGTTCATTCGTCGATTCAACGAGCGTTTGCGCCATAAGCTCGGTCATTCGTTTAAGCACGCCTTCTTTCAGGAGTTTGGTACTCACCCTGAGACGGGAAGTGAACCTCGATTACATTTTCATGGTTTCCTGTTTTCTACGAATACTCTTTATAATACTATTCGCTCCGCTGTTCGAGATCTTGGCTTTGTTTGGCTAGCGAAGGCCACCCACAAGCGCGCTCGGTACTGTGTTAAATATGTTACTAAGCAAATTCAGTTCAATCCCGAAGAAATTTCGGATAAATATGTTACCGTAAATGGAAATCCTACACCTTTATCTTGCCTCCTCCAACATCGCCGTTATACGCGAAAATTCGTATCTGCTGGCGTTGGTGATTTTCTTGGCTACATGCCTCGTCCTTCTGCTCGCGTTTCGTCGTGGTCTTACTTTGATCCTGAAAGGCGGATTAGCTATAACTACTCGATCCCTCGCTACTATCTTAGATATCTTAAACCGGAAGACGAAGTTACTCGTTCGGTTGCCGCTGCTGATGCTTACGCACGTTTTAGCAAGTCTTCTTTGGTTCAACGTATTGCTTCTCTGTGTGTTAAGCGGTTCTCCCTCGATTCCGCCGTATCCCGTAGAGCGGTATATTCGTGGGAGCAAAAGCAAATGATGCGCTTCTCTGCTTCCTCTCGTAAGATGCCCGATTTCGATCCCCCTGCTTGGCTGGATATGGACATTCTCCAGTTTTGGAGTGATCATTATAAACTTCAACTAATTATTTAATTTATGGGAAAACAACCTTTTATTTCTCACGCCGTGAACGGCTACTCTCGTTACGATGTTCCTGAGAGCAAAGCTTTTACGTGCACACCGGGTATTTTGTATCCGGTGCGGATTGATTTTATTAATGCTCGCGATCGTGTGTCTATCGAGCAGGGTATTGACGTTCGTAGCAATCCCCTTGCCGTTCCGACATTCAACCCCTACACTGTTCGGCTTCATCGTTTTTGGGTGCCGTTGCAGCTTTATCATCCCGAGATGAGGACGAATAGCAGTAAGTTCGATATGAATGAATTGAGTTTAAACTTTGTTGCCGCCTCGTCGACCGGGTCTTATGCGTATACCACCAATAACTATCCCTATTCCAATTCACTTCTTCGTTGGTTGCGCATCATTCCTGCTTCTATCCCGACGCCAACCTCCAGTAATGTCCCCATGTCGCCGAATCTCTCGGCCGCTCAGTTGACGTATCCTTTAGGTTGGTGTACCGCCGACACTTATCTCGCCTATTGGGATATCGTTCGCAATTACTACAGTTACTCCCAGTGGGGTCTCTACTCTTTTGCTTGGCCCAGTACTTGGTATTTTATTCCCAATAGTGCTGGTTCTGCGTATAATGTTCTTCAGTTTGGAGACGAGTCGACGTTCTTTTCGCAAAGGTTTGGCAACCTCGAGTTCCTGGATGCCTACTTCGAGAGTCAGTTTTATCCTTCGGCCGTGCCGTCTTCGAATAATACGTATAATAGAGGAAATCTTTTCTCTCAGATAGTTCTTTCGGATCTCGGTGCCACGATTACTGCTTCTAAGAATGGTTACCCCGTCTCTACTATCTATCCCGGTAGCACCTCATTGACCACCGCAGGTCCATCGGATCAATACGCTGTTGATGCTGGTACCACAACCGTCACTACGCTCGGAGCATTTCTTATTTCTCACCCGATGGCCGTCGTGCCTTCGAATCCTGATCGTTATAGCCGCCTGCTTCCTGTTGGTAGCTCTGATGGTGTTTCTATGTCTGGCGTTTCTACCATACCGCAGCTGGCCATTGCTTCTCGACTTCAGGAATACAAGGATTTGCTTGGCGCTGGCGGTAGTCGTTATAGTGATTGGTTAGAGACGTTTTTTGCTTCTAAGATTGAGCACGTTGATCGCCCGAAGCTTCTCTTTAGTGCCTCCCAGACCGTCAATGTACAGATTGTTATGAGTCAGTCGGGACAAAACAATTTCTCCCCTTCTCCTAGTAACGGACCTCTTGGCCAGCAAGGCGGCGCTATAGCCTTTAATGAGCGCCTCGGTCGTCGTCAATCCTACTATTTCCGTGAACCTGGTTATATGATCGACATGCTGAGCATTCGTCCTGTTTACTATTGGGCTGGTGTTTATCCCGATTATCTTCATTACACTGGTCCCGACTATTTCAATCCGATCTATAACGACATTGGATATCAGGACGTTCCTGGATTTCAGTTTGGTTTTGGAACAACTTCAGCCTCGGAAGCCGTGGCTTACGAACCGTGTTTTAACGAATTTCGATCCTCTTACGATGAGGTTCTTGGTCAGCTGTCTCGATTCCAAGTCTCTGCTACCACCGTACCCCTTTATTCTTATTGGGTTCAACAGCGTGTTTTGTCGGCGAGCTACAATAAGTACTACAGTCTCTTGTTTGTGGATATGGATCAAGTGAACTCGCCGTTCGCCTCTAAGAGAGAAGACAATTTCTTCGTCAATCTTTCGTATTCTATTCAGAAGAAGAATTTGGTAAATAAAACATTTGCTACCCGTTTGTCTAACCGCTAATATATTGATTTTATGGCACTTGATTGGCTTCTTGAGGATGCTCCTGCCTACGTTTCTCGTGGTCAACGTATTCTCTCTGTTCTCGATGGTTCTGGTTCTGTTGATGTTCTTCCTGGTCGTCCAGACGTACTGGTAGAACCCTCTGATTTTGATAAGGGCGAGAGGTTTAATCCCGAAATTGATTTTGACCCTAACTCATATTCTCGTATGGATAAGTTTGATGGCCTCGAGGTTGGTCAGGAACTTATTGATTCAGAGTTAGATAGATCGAAGCATACCTCGAAACCCTCTAATTCTGAAGAAAAATAGTACTAACTTTACTTGACGATATATGCTACGTGCGCGGACCCCTTCGGTAAGAGTTCGTGAATTGCTGAAGGTTATTGGTAACGACTGCTGGAGAGGCCGCGCATTTTTCTATCGTTCTTTAAATTTTACTTTTATGTCTGCTACTAAACAACCTTTCTATAAGTCTAAAGCATTTTGGACTCTTATTTCATCTATAATAGCCGCTTTATCTGCGTTTTTTCTTGCGTCTTGTTCGGCTCAGGCTAGGATGCAGCGCAGTGGTGTTCACATCGATACTGTTCGTGTTGATTATATTATTCGTTCTAACAATTTAACGAACATTTAGTATGCCTGCTCCTGTTGTCGCTCCCGCCTCTTTTGGTCAGGCTCTTGGTCAGTCGGCTGCTTCTTCCGGTGC